AGAATAAGCCGGAAGCCTTTCAAAAACTTGTTGTTGAGGCCGAAATAGCCTCTTTACAAAGATATTTGTCTATAATGCAATAGGGTATGAATACAAATGAAATAGATAAATTGAGCTTTGCAAAAGCTCATGCCTTGTTTGAAACTGGAGATATAGATCGTATTGAGGTGGGAACCGTAAAAGGATTGTGTGACATACACCGTTATTTGTTCGATGGGTTGTACAGGTTTGCTGGACAGGTGCGTACGTTGAATATAGTAAAGGGAAACTTTCGTTTTGCTAATTGTATGTATCTTGATGTGATGCTCCCAGTAATAGAAAAGATGCCGGAAACGAAATTTGAGGAAATCATTGCTAAATATGTGGAAATGAATATTGCCCACCCGTTTATGGAAGGCAACGGTCGTACTATGCGCATTTGGCTCGATATGATACTTAAAAAACGTCTTGGCATGGTGATTGATTGGCAGAATGTGGATAAGGTTCTCTATTTGCAAGCTATGGAAAGAAGCCCGATTAACGACCTGGAACTGCGAACTTTGTTACATCAAGGATTAACCAACCAGGTAGATGATCGAGAAGTTATATTTAAAGGTATTACGCAATCTTATTATTATGAGGGTTACGAACCAGAATAATGAAGAGGTTAGTAATCCATTTTGTTCTTTATTGTGGAAAGGACGTCAATGTAAAAGCAAATCAAATATGAATAAGAATATCAATCTTAAGTATTCAGTCAAAGGATTTTCAGATGCAAAAGCAACTGAATATTTGGAAGAACTAAGAAATAGGATTGTAGTCAATGATTATACAAGACCCCTCATATTTATCAAATATGGTAAACTGAATGTATTAAATGGACTCAAATCTATAATATCAGAAATATGTGATTGTCTGATAATTGGTAATGCACAAGCTGCTATAACTCTAACAAATCACCTATTTGAGAATAGTTTGAAACAAACATTGATAACATGGGATTCACAGGGTAGACGATTTAATGATTCTGAGAGGATAGATGAAACATTCAAACAAGAAGTTGAGGACTATGATAATAGGGATATTGAACCTAATATTAAGAAGTGTAAAAGTAAAGGTTTGATAACCAAAGATGAAGCTGAAAGATTGATAAAGCTAAAAAATATATACCGAAATACCTTTTCTCATGCTTCTTATTCAAAACTATTTAAAGAATCTTCTACTGTTATATACTCTGGTAGCTTGAATGAACCAACAAAAATAAAAGAAGAAATTGTAGATGTCTCCAAAGTTCCATTTTTATATTTATTGGCTCAAGAGCAATTTGCAAAGAAAAATGCTTTGATTTATTTTCTGGAAGTATATGAGTTCATAGATAAAATGGATAAAAAATTATTGGATTTATATCCAGAAGTGAAAGAACTTGTTTTGCAACGGGAAAATCAGCTTTGATTCCCGACAAAATAGTTGTAAATATGTATTAAACATACCCCGTTCCTTGATTGGTTCGGGGCTTTTGTTTATACTTAACCATTAAAACTATAATTTATATTCTTCATTCAAACGCTTTATAGCCTTTTTTATTGTTGAGGCTGATAACTTATACTTGTTTGAAAGAAAGTCCCGAATTTCGGCTTCTTTTCGTCCTTCTGCAAGCATATCTCTATACTCATAGAACATATCAAGATACATTATATCATCTGCGCTCACTCCGTTTCTGTTCATTGTAGCGAGTAGAAAGCGGCTTGATGCTAAAACCTCATATACTTTCATCTGCTTTGGGAATATAAGGTAAGAAATCAAAGCCTTTAAACTCTTTACTGTTGATGGTATGAGTTACCTTTTGTTTATCAGAAAGACCTATAATTCGGGAAACTATATTGGGATTAAACGCACCAACAATAGCACCTTCTAATTGTTGTGTCCTGATGACATTCTCTATGCGTGTAATGACTACGGAAAAATCTTCATGACTACCTTTTTTAAAATCGTTCCAAAAGGACTTACTAACATCTAAATAAGCCATTAACCCGGTCAGAGAGTAAGGACGTTGTGTAGGGCTTTCTTCTTTTTCCTTTATTTCTCCTTTCGTTTTATTCTTGATTGCTTTCCATGGAGTCCTGTCACAATAGGCAAAATACTCACAGGCTGCTTCCCACAACTGTTCAGGAGAAGCAAAACGCTTGCTTCTCCCATGCTTGTTTCTCAACTTCCAAAATTGGTTTCCTTTAGGTGCAGACATAACTAATGTTCTTTTAATTGTTTGATTAAATCCGCTTCTTCCTGATTCTTGACTACAACGGTCAATCCGGTAGAAACTTCTCCGGAATGCTCGGTGTTCTGTTTGTTCTTCCATCTGTCAGGAGCAAGGTTTGTGAGAAGGAATATTCCGGCTCCCACATTAGGTTCAACACGGACATTTTTTCTTACTTCCTTTTTCAACTTCTTTTTCTTGCCTTCCATGTAGTATTCAGAAGAAACCTGTTCGTATTCATACCCGATGGCAGACCTTGCGAGGGAGGAAACGACATTGCGTTCCAACCCGTTTTTGAAATCTTCTTTCGCCTTTTTTATAGCATTCCCGAAAGTTTCATTTTCCATCCATCGGTAATAGGTACTCTTTCCGATTCCCATTACATTACAGAAGTCAATAAGCTTTGCACCGCCATAATCTATAAGTCCGTTTTCACATACCCAGTCAACGCACTTTTGAATTGTTTCTTCATTAAATTTTGCCATATCTTCAGTAGTCTTTTATATTTAATCATTAAATTACAAATCTCCCAGATGATCCAGAGCTTCGTCCGGTATTTCCATATTTATAGCCTCCTCCATAGAGATAGAATGTCCCAAATACTCTTCTAAAAGCATTTTTCTAGTTTGATTGGCCTGTTCGGTAATACTCCGAATCTTTTCTTCTACATTTTCTTCCATGTCATTACAATTTTAAAAGTTTACACTCGCATATATCGTTCTCTTTGGTCTTTATCTCTATGATAGCCAGATAACAACCATATTGAGCCAAATAAACCGGTATATCCATCTCTAAGTCCCGTAACTCGATACTGTTAAGACGGATATACTCGGTCACTATCTTTGCATTATTGATTAGTCCTTTGTACGTCTGATAGTTATTTGCAATTAAGGTAGTCCATTCTAGTCCCTTGAATATTCCCTTTGTGCCATCAAGAAGTAATATTCGGGGATTGGCTTTATTATACTGTAGTTCTCCGTTATCGTTGTAGGAATACAAAGGAATATAAGCAACGCCTCCTTTTGTACTGCAGGCGGAGAAAGGCAAAGTAATGGCATCACGTTCGTACTCAATCGTGGCATCATCAACCTGGATATTTCCGTCATAGTTTCCCATGACATTATCATCTTCTTTATACCGGAACCAGTTGTTTTGAGCAATGTTATCAAGGGTGTACTGTAAGTTTCTTGGCGTTACGCTATTATAAGCCATTATCACACGATTCGTCCAGTCTACAGCTTTAGATTTGTTTGCAGACAGATTATCGAAGGGAATAAACTTGATCCCGTTTTCGCCGTCCGGTAAGGCAAACAAACCGACCATTGAGGCAACGGCTTTAATGAAGTCTATTTGCTTGATGTCCGGAAGATTGGGAACTAGAGGAAATTTCTCACCAAAAGATATTTCACCCTTAGTCTTTAGATACAGATTTATATTACTATCAGATTCAATAAAACAAGAATTTTGATCTATGGATGGTCTTGGAGTAAGACTTAAATCAAATTTATACCCATCTTTTATATCTACTTCATAACTAAATTGAAAATAAAGAGATTTATATCCGTCTTTTTGTTCTATTTGAGGATATATAGTTTTACTTATTACAGGAGATGTATTTGCGCTATCTTCATATACGTTAAGTATTATAGGATAATCGGATGAAGATGTACTATATGTATATTTTATTCCAATATATATTTCTCCACTTATTAGTGAAGCTTCATAATTTGATTTCAAGAAAGTGTTTTCTGAAAGAATCTCTCCATAATTCTGTTGTGTAGCATCTGGGATTGAAAAAACAACATCGCAAGAATTAAATCCGTCATATCTAAGACCTGAAGCCTTTATAATAAATGGGAACTTATCAAAAAGGGGTTGTGAATCATTCCTTGTCAAAAGAGGAATAATCATTTTGTTTATAACAGTAAGCTTGTCAGACGGGAAATTAAATGTCACTCCGCTTTCTTCTTGAATCCTATAAAGTATCCACCATACAGGTACTACTGGATGACGCCAAACGTTTGGATCATTAGAGTTAAACCCGTAGTCAATACGTGGAAATCTTTCCGAATTTTCTCCCCAATTTTCCCAAACAACCCAATCTGTACCCTCAACTGTTCCATATTCCAAATCCGTTAGCTTCTTGCCATCGTTTACTACACTGGCGAAGTTAGTGACATTACCCCAGGTAAGAGCTATTTCTATTGATTCATTAATCTCTAGCAATACTACAATTGCATCTTTGATTATCTCAATGCCATTCCGTAATAACGTACCTTTATGCTTTAGGTACGGATAACGGCTTATTGAACTGGGAAGATGTGCGCACTCAATCAAAGCCAGATTATTTGCTGTTTTAGGCAACCTGATTGTATAACTGCTATTACTTACAATTTTACTAATATCGGTTAGCAGGTTACTTTTATAGCTCAAAGTAATATCCGTCTTATTAAGATCGGCTTTTGTGTTATTGATATATAATTCATCTCTTGTCATAGCATATTTTTTATTTATACCGGGTAGACCATCCGAAGCAGACCTACCCGGTATCGGTTATACAATCTTTGCCAGTGCGGAAATGAGTTTTTCCAGTTCTTCCCCTTCAATGGAAAAGCCGGGTTCCTCTCCGCTATCTTCCCTTATTTGTCTGGCCTCGTCGCTTTCATCAATGGTGATAACTGCGAGGTTGGCCGGTGTTTCGTCCGGGTTTATTCCTCTGTATACCGTGATTTTGTCCACGAAAGATTCGGTTTTAAGGTCTATTCCAGATTTTGGCAGTTCTTCACTACCTAATTTTAGCAACTGAATCCCTAGTTTACGGGCTTCTTCCGCATTTAGGTGTACGGTGTTCTCTTCTGTTATGGATTCCCCGTTTACTGTTTTAGTGATAAGGACCTCGTTGTTATCACCTCTTCTCACATAAAGATGTTTTTCACTATCTTTTCTTACTCCGAAAAATGTTTCTTGTTTCATGACTTAAAAAATTAAATTGGTTAATAAAATATTTGTTCTCTAATTCTTTTGCAACGATTAGACAAACACCTATCCGGTAATACTTTTCCTCGCTTGATGGGCGTTTACTTGAATGGTTCTTTTTAAAATTAGCCTACGAAGGTTTTATAAACCCATTATCTAAATAATATCTCGCTTGCTCATATTTGGGGAATGTCAAAGCCCAATAACCAAAGGCATTGTTACCGGGATAGCTAACACAGTTAAACCGTTTATTTATCTTGCGTTTAAACACTTCATAAATGATTGCTCCTCCTGGGAATATACGTTTGTATAAGTAAACTTCAGTTTGGGGATTATATCCGATTTGGATAAATCGCTCTTTGTTCTTAATGAACTCTTTTCCTAATTCTTTAATTGCTTCCATAACTTTTAAATGTTGCTCTCGCTCATTTTTAGGTGAACGAAAATAATAATCTATTCTTTTTTATACTCTTGCTTATCTAGCAGGTAAAAATGGTATGGTTCGTCTTATTTGGGCTGAATATATTTTTTTGCTCGTTTATCTCTTCCATACCAAACTCTACTCTCGGATTCCGTCGGTCTATCCGTTTCTCCGCATGAATCTCAAAACATAGGCTGTCGTTTGTAATAGCCTCAACCATTTGCAAGCAATCAAGGATCGTTTTTAGAGCATTATCCAGGTCGAAGCGAATATTCCCATGCCAAACACGAATAAATAGCTTGAAACGACCGGAAATGCGTTTCCCTCGATACTTCTTGCATTGTAGGCAGAAGGATTTCTCATACTCCCTGATCCGGTCGTTTTTGATGATCCGTTTCTGGC